GACCGGCCGCGTGCCGGCAACGGGACCGGGCTCGGATCCGGTGTGCATGCTTTCCGTTTCACACGACGGCGGCCAGAACTACGGATCGCCGCTCACGGTCCGCATGGGCAAGATCGGCGAAACGACGGCCATCATCGAGTGGTTCCACCTGGGCTATGGCCGCGACACCGTCTTTAAGTGGGAGTGCGACGAGCCCATCGACATCTGCCTGGTCGATATGTACTGCGATTTCCGGCCGGGTTATAACTGATGGCAGCCACCCTCAGCTTTACGGCCCGCGATGGCAGCCCCGGCTCGCTGACCATCGAGATCGACGCGGTCAACCTGCTTGCGCAGCAGAACTCCCCGCCGAACCTGCGCCCGCAAGTGAACGCGCCCGTGCTCGCCGGCGACGATAAGCTATTGGGTCTGCCCTGGGGAGTTGGATGGGCAGTTCCGATGAGCCAGCGCCTGATCGCGCTGGGCGGCAATTCGCGCCTGCAGCTCCTGCAATTTGAATGCCCGTCGCTCGATACGACCGACATGGCGTGGGGCGCGAGCGGCACCATCGACGCGACGACGGATCCAGTCACCCTGCAGGCCGCGCCCTTCGGTCAAAGTATCTACGGCCGCGCGTTCGCCGTGGGCGACTACATCATCTGGAACAACCCGGCCGTGGTCAATGGCCGCTATCAATACGAGATCGATCAGATCACGGCCATAAACCAAAACACGTTCACGCTGGCACGCCGCGGGCAGGGAGCGGCGCGCGGTACGGCGCAATTCGCGACCGTCATGGCGGCGCAGAGCGGCCAGTTTTTTCAGCTCCTCGATCCTACGCTCTTCGCTTTGTGGGATGGCACGCACCAGGTCTTTAAATTCCTGTGGGACGGCATGATCGTGAGCGCCGTCTCGGCGACCACCGCAGGCCTCCTGCAGCCGGTCGTCGTGAACTTGATCCCCGGCCCGCCGGCAGCCGCCGCAATGGGCTTATCTCTTGGCCCGGCGACGTCGGCCGCCGCGATTCAAAACCAGATCGCCACCGGCCTCTCGGTTACCGCTCCGGTTTCGACCGGTGGCCTGCCCCAGGCGCCCGGCCTTGGCACGCTCTATGGGGTTGTGACGGTTTCAGCGCTGCCCGGCCCCGGCGATCCGCTCACCACCAGCGGCAATACCGTCCTCTTCAACGGCATCCAGTACGTCTGGAGCCAGCGTCAGGGATCGACCGCCTTTCAGTGGGTCGCGCTTGCCCGCCAGGGTGTGGAGTTCTACGACATCCGAGCCAACCGCGCCAATTACGATGCGACGAAACTCCCGCTCGGCAGTACCTACTTCGAAACCGACACCACGCTGATTTACACCGTTCAATCGGTCGGCGGCGTCAACGTGTGGCTCTTCTATAGCGGCTACTGGGCACGCACTCAGGCGCAGGTGCCAGGCGTCGGCGCAACCCTCGGCCCGAACGATAACGACCTGCGGATCCGCACCACCGACACCCAGCACGTTTACATCTGGACCGGCGCCGTGTGGCACTTCGACGGCGAAGGCTCCGGCTTCTATACGATCTCCGGTACCGGGACCTATCCATTCGGCGGCACGTCCGCGACGTGGGGGATCGCGAACGGCTCAACTTACGCCGTCTCACAGGACGACGGAACCACGGCGAACGTGGTCTCGATCATCGCGGCGACTGAATATTTGAGGCTCTGAGCCATGGCAACTGAATTCATCGACTCCTTCGGAATTTACGTTACTAACTCGGTCAGTACCGGCGCGAGCGCGGTCTCCCTCTACGAGCGATGGACCGGCATCGGCGACGGGAACCACAGCCTGTCAGTAGCCGCCGGAAAGGGCGCGCGCGGCAACCCGGCACTCTGGATCCCATTTGGGGGGGCAATCTACAAGACGCTCTCGCACCAGCAAACTTACACCGTTGGCTTCACGCTCAACATGAGCAGCAACGCTGGCGTCGGCGGCGGCGATTTGATCCAGCTCCAAAACACCGCGCAGATCCTCTGCTCGCTTATGGTCAACGCCGACGGATCGGTTTTGGTTTACGCGAACAACACCACCTCGCTGGTGGTTTGCACGCTGGCCGCCGGCTTCATCCTTGCGAATACGAACTGCTTCATTGAGCTGAAGTCGACGATCTCCGGAACCAGTAATGTCAACGTTGCCGGGACGGTGAACATCTACAACGCCGCCGGCGCCCTGCTCGCCACCGCAACCGGGAATGTGAACACTGGCCTCTCGACCAACAGCCTGGCCACGCTGACCGGCTTATTCGGGATGAACGTCGTGCCGGCCTTCGCCGCGGTTTATAACCGCGTGGGGCTGCTCGCCGGCTGCACCACAAACGGGCAAGCCTATATTTCGGATCTCTACATCAACACCAGCGCCGGGACCGTGAACACCGGTTTCCTCGGCCCGGTAATCATCGATCCGTATCCGCTGCCGGCGAGTGACGGCGGCACCCTCCAGTGGACACCGTTGAGCGGCGCGGTCCACTTCAGCCAGATCAACGAGCTGCCTTCTGACGGAGACACGAGCTACAACGCGGCGCCCTCTGCCGGCCTCACCGACGCTTATGGATGGGAAGTGGTTACGGCCTTCAGCGGCAGCGTTCACACTGTCCAGATAAGCTATTGCGCGCGATCGACCGATGAAGGCCCCTGCGCGATCAAAAGCTGCATCGGCCCAACCGGAGCGCTGGCTCAGTCGCCAGCTTTCCCTCTTCCGGGCAATTACAATTACTGGCATTTCGCCTTCGATCTCGATCCCACCACCGGCCTGCCCTGGACGGTCGCGGGTTTCAACGCCAACCAAAAAGGCGTGACGAGGAGTAGCTAAATGGCCCTCCTCTACGATGAGAATTTTCAAAGTTATGCCCTTGGAGCCACTCCTCCGTTCGCGAACCTTTCGGGCTCGGGGATAATCGTCAACACCACGCCAGGACCTTACGGCGATTCGCAGTGTCTGAAGCAGGGATCCACTCAGGCCGTAACCTATCCGATTCTTCCGACGATCACGCTTGCTCAAGCCCAAGCGGGAGTCACCTACGCGAGCCTGGGTGTTCCGAGCTACTCGGCTGCCACGGTTTTCCAGGCCCTTTTTATTGATTACTACCCGGCGATGAACGGGCAGATCCTCACCTTCAACAGCAATCTCAGTCCGTTTGCCGGGGTGGCGCCCGCTGCCGTGAGAATTCTGAGCGACGGTACCGTGGCGGTCACGGCACCCGCCAGCAGCGCAGCCTCGGCGAACCAGGCCATCTCCACCTACTCGCTCACCCCCGGCAAGTGGTACTTCTTCCAGACCAACATCAGCTTTTCCAATGACGGCACCTACGTTATCGTGACGATCACCGTAGCCGTCAACGGCGTGCCTGTCGTAACCGCGAGCTGGACCACCGGCCAACTTCTCTCAGGCGTTCCGGCACTTTACTGGAACAACCTCCAGGTCGGGACCGCCGGCAACGGTGGATACATCGACCGGCTCACGATTTACAGCGACGTCGAAATAATGCCGTCGTTCCCGCACTTGGGAACGCCAGTGGCGCGCGTAACGCAGGGAGTCATTGAGATTGCACGCCCCACAGTGGCCCCGCCGCCGCCCCCTCCCGGCC